AAAGAATGTTCTGTTTCTGGTGAACCTTTTATGCCAGATGAATTTCTTCAACATGATCTTAATGAATTGGAGTATGTTCTTGAATACAAGAAGATCAATTTACCTTTCATCACTTTTTTCAAAGATGAAGTTTTAGATGAAGCAAAAGTTGATGAAGGCAAAATCCGTGCTTTCGATGGATCTCCAATTGAATTGTTCTTGCTCATGAAACGATGGTTTGGTTCTTTTAGAGAGCAAATCGTTTCTGACCCAGTAGCATTTCATATGTCTACTGGAATTAATCCGCATTCAACGCAGTGGAAGACCCTATACGATGATTTGAATCGTTTTGATCACGCTTTTGATGGTGACTACAAGAAATATGACAAACATATCATGTTCGAAATAGCCATTTGTGCCGAAAGTGTGATACTTGGTTGGTATGACCGAAAAGCTAGACAATTGAAGAATCAAAGTGAGAAGACTATGCGATATCATAAGATTAGAGCAAACTTGCTCAACTCTGTAATCATAGTACTTCATCACTTTAGGAACATTGTTTTTCAAACAGTGGGACCGAATCCTTCTGGACAATATATGACGGATATATGGAATAATATTGTCAATATGCTTTTGCACATGTATTGCTATTGTAAGTTCGTTATGCAAGCACAGCAAATTGAATTTACCAATGAAATAGCAACATCCTTCTTTCGACTTAATGCTATTAATTGTGGTGGAGATGATCATGTTCTTACGAACAATATCCCTGGCTACAATTTTCAGTTTATCAAAGAGACTATGGCAGAAGTTGGTCAAGTTTATACTCCTGCTGATAAATCAGAGTACTTTTTATCTGATTTTAAAACGTTGCCCGAAATTACTTACCTCAAGAGACGCTTTGAAGAACATAATGGATTGATTTTTGCTCCATTAGAAATTAATGTTGTTCTTAACATTATGAACTGGAAGACAAATAAAATTCCAGATGTTCAAGCCTTCAAAGATACTGCTATGTCAGTCATAATTGAGATGTTTCATTATGGACGTCTTGATTATGATAGATTTTGCAGTATGTTGAATGAGGAATTTAACAAACGTTTTAGTTCTCGTATTGATTTTGCTACTTACAATGAGATGATGGATAAGTTTATCGAAGGAAAAATTAGATTCATCAATCAAGGAAAGGATTGGGCTGCTAATATGCTTAGAAGTCATACTGAAAACAGAAGACAGCTCAATATTAAGAGATTCGATCACAACACTGCTCGTGCCCAAGCTATTGCCCTAGCGGAAAGAAATGCTAGAGAAAAAG